ACGGCTCATGCCAGCAGCAGCGTACCTGCGTCGCATGCCAAAGTAGAAGGCTTGCATCTCCGTTTTCCTGTGCACGATGTTGAAATTGGCATAGTCGCGGCATGCAACATAGCCGTTTTTGGCGACACGCACGGTAGCCTCCATGACGCTGCGTTTTTGGTACTCAGCAACCTCGATAGGTGTATTTTCAAGCCGCGAGAGGTAGGTGCTCTCACCCTCAGAGCTAAGGGTTGCCTGATGATAGTACATCCCAGCAGAGCCTGCATTGAGGTTGCGCTGCTTGGCCACCTCAGTCTTCCGGTGCGAGCGGCCCCAGCTATTGGCATCACGTATGTCATAGAACATCATGTGCGCCTCACGTGGCGTGAGCAGCTGCATTCCGACCTTCTTATTTTTAAGTTCAGGTGGTAGTTCAGCGGAAGCGGGGACTCGCATGTCTTGCGGGTAGGACCCGGTCGGCACATCCGTAAGTGCACGTGTCTCGAGTGGGTCAAAGTCTGCGTTCCCCTTCTTCCGCACGTTGTCAATGCCGCATAGGGCGAACTTCTCGCCCTCTATGAAGCATTCAAGCTCAATTTCGTCCAAACACTGTTCCCAGTGCCCAGACATCATATTCATCGTTCGGAGGACATCATAATTCGTGCGTTCCTGCATGTCAGAGACGTCATCCATAAATTCGTGGTCGTAGCGCCCAAGCAGCGCAACGACGTACTGCCACCCAAAGGAGTCGGCATACCCGTTGGCATGCGTAGTTTCGGCGCGCAGGTAGCCACCAAGCTCTTTCAGCCACTTGTTGACCTTAATGTGGTCACCGTATAAACGTCGTTTACGGGCAAGATCCTGCAGGAGTTCAGTCGCACCAAAGTTAGCGAGTGCAGTGACGACGGTGGCAAAGCACCCCCAGCCTAGGTAACTCGCATCAACTAGCAAGTTTATGCAGGGTTTGAGATCAGCCCTGCCGCGCAACCAAGAGAGTACGACCTTATGTGTGACCACAGTGCGCACGTCCATGGATCGGCTCATGCTGGGTATATCATCCATCATGTCCTTCCATGAAGCGTCGTCGGCGCAGGTCCATTTTGCGGAGGTAAGTAGTTTCCAGAGTAGGGAGCGCCGCGTGCCCTCACCAATGGCAGCGGGCCCAAAAATCCCGCCACCGTCAGTATCTGCAAGCTGGATCCGTGAACAAGCCGAGTGGTGCACGCGACTGCCCACGCCATTGGGCCCAGTCTTAACAAAGAGCCGTGCAAAGCTGGTTCCCGAGTCCCGCGCACGCGGTGCCTGGCCTAGCAGCAGGCCACACACCACACGTGCACGTTCATAAAGGTCATCACTCATCGTGGGGTCGAGCATCAGGTTTAACAGATGCGCAACATGCCACGGGTTGCCGCAGAGTTCCTCAAGTGCGTTGTCAGCACATGAGTTTATGTTCCGTAGGGCAGCACGGCTGAGGCAAAAAGTGTGTTCAACACGTGGCCGAAAATTGTCGGTGCGGACTTCGCCAGCAGAATGGACACCACCATGTGGTGCCCGCGGCGCGGCATTGTGCGTATCACCCACACAATGCCACACCCTCATCTGGAGAAGTCGGATTAAAAATCCGTCCTGCTAGCAGCAGCGGCACCTTCAGTACCACCTTTATTGTCACCGCGCCCGGTGCCATTTTTAGTAAGTAATGCGAGCATGGCAGCACGATCAACCTCAGTCATGCCAGCCATTAGTGCAGCGATCTGGGCGAGCGTATCACTGGAGGTGGTTGCGCTGGTATGTTCAGTTCTAGCATCGCCTGATGGGGCAGTGCCACCAGCATTGCTGTCTTTGGCCTTGGTGTTAGCATCTTTGAGCTGGCTTGGCTGCCCAGAGGGTAGCTTGGTCCCATCAGATTTATTGTGCGAGGTCATGTCCCCGGTCAGTGCAGACAAAGTGTCCGCAACAGTGGAGGTGCGCGCTTGCGTGCCAGCATGTACCTGCTGGTCGAGCAGCACCTCAGTAGACACCTGCTTCTCGTTGTCAAGTGCAACGACGCCGCGCTCGGCGACGGCCTTGAGCCCGAGTATTGCTGCACGTGACAAGGCGAAACTCTTCGTTGGCACGATAGGGTGTTGCGGCCCATATGGAAACGCCTGAGCAACGGCAGGCCGCACAATAGCACCGCTAAGTGGCCCGCCGTACAGGGCAGGGTCATTAACGTTCCACACACTAGGTGTGCGCACATAGTTGTAAGGCGTGATGAGTTCGTCAGAGATATCAAGCATGTCAATGTCACGGTGCGTGTCGACCATATCGATATCATCATCGCCACGGTAGCCACGTATAGTGGCTCTTTCGCCAGTTAGGACCGCGGTGATTTGCTGCTCATAGGGTAGGACGAATCGGTTTTCCTGGTGCTCAATGCGCCTGTCCCAGGCGTCAAGGAAGGTGGGGGGCAGTTCAACACAATAGCTGCCATTCTTGCCACGGGGGGCCCAGCGCACGACCTCCTTCACAGCGCGGGGATGGTCCTCCATCCATGTAAGCATGGCCTCATCATGTTCAGAAAGCGCGTACCCAGTGGCAGGTAGTTCTTTCCCATCAACGTGGTAGAAGCCTGTGGCCCACATGGCGCAACGCATCCATTCCTTGACGTCACGCTCACCGACACGAGTGGGCGCGTAGATGCCAAGCACACGCGCGTGGTAAGTCCGTGGGATGAGCACGGGCCGCATGTATGCACTATACCACCGCACATCCTCATTCACAGCATCACGCGCATCGCGGACGCGCATCCTACAATCATACGTAACAGTCACACGTTTGAGGAGCACACCGAGTGCATCAGGAAACATGTTGTTAGCAACGCCATTCGCAAGCATAGCCGCAGCATCAGGTGGCATAGTTCTCGTCTTAATCGCACCGTCGTAGAACAGTGTCTCAACGGAGGCTGGTAGCATGCCTAGGGCGGGGATGGAGCCATCAAGCGATGCAGGCCCAATGTTTGTGTGTGCATAGGCAGCCTCTTTGCATGCACGTCGATGAATGATCGCGCTTGCAAGGGTATCCTTATCGGACAGCCATTCCAGGAAGCTGTTGCTATACACATAAGGCCGTGTCTCGGAGTGGATGAGCGGAGCGCAAGTAAGCACCCACAATCCACCAGGCTCACATATGTCACAGAGCCCGTGCTGCCCGCCCAGATGTACGAGGTACTCATCAGGGCATAGGGGGGCACGCGCGCGTCCAAGGCTATGCACGTAGGCAGCGCGCGCAGCGCGGGTGCGGCCTTCACCGTGCATGCAGTGCCACATAGTGGATGCACCGTGCAGGAAGAGCGCAACACGCTGGTTACTTGTGTTGACAGGAAGTCCAGCTTCAACTTGGTTAGGATTGCCGAAGTAAACCGAGTGCCCAGGAACATGCGCAGTTTGAACAGCGCGATGGAAGTCAGGGTAGTTTGCAGTGATATGGGCGAGGTGTCCGTTGCGATCGGCCATTGGGTCAAGTACCCGGGGCGCACGCCTTCCCAACCATCGTGCGGGTATGGCGTCCGAGTCGGGTGCATTCATCGCAGGCCCGTATTCGGCGCCGATCCATGTTTGGACCATGATGCGCACGTTTGCAAGGGCATTCCAGGTGACAGCGTCACACTGCGGGAGAACCACAACCCAGGCATGGTTTGCCAGGAGTGCGGGCCAGCCGGGGTTTGGCCGACCCACGAATTCACGGAGACCAATTGGTGCATTGGGCCCGTTCCAGCCATCTGCAGGAATCGGGCCGGACGCAACAATGCGGTACGTGTCGCGGCCGGCGGCAATAGCGTGTGCCCAGGGCGCCAGTGAGTCCCAGCTAATGGGAAACCTAGGGTGCGCAGGGTATGCGGCGGGGTCGATGAGTTGCGGTGCGAACTCAAAGAAACCATTTTGGTCAGCTGTGTGCAGCTGGTCCGCATCGTTGAGCCCATCGCCATTCGCGAGACGTTGGTGAGCAACACCGACGGCACAGGCAGAAAGCATTCGAGCAAATTGCCTAGCAAAGTCATTGTCGTACACGCTCTCACGCATTGCGTTGAGCCGGTCACCAGGGATGTTTTCACGCTCATTGTCGAAGTAACCACCAAGTATGGAGCGCAGCCGGGCGGCGGGAACGCCGTCGAGGCCGGGCACATCATCAGTCAACTCGGCGATGCGGCGGTCAACACGCTGCGCAACACCAGCATCTCCGCCCTCGTCAAAGTCGGCAAGAGCGCCAGCCCCGTTGTTTGCGCTAGGGTCCCAACCGATGCCAGTGCCTCCAGGAGTCTCATACATGAGGGCCGCATCAAGCACAGGGAGGTTGTCAATCAGCGCGGCCAACCAGCCACCCATCTTGTCAACAGACACGTGGTTGTAGAAGTGCAAGATGTAGGCAGCTTCCGCGATGGCGCGGGAAATATCCTGAGGCCCTTGGACGGCAGGCCAGTTGTTGCGGAGCGCACCGGCACCAACGAGCAAAACCTGCATTGGGCGATCAAACTGCCTCATCATGTCGGAAGCTTGCCCACGCACGGGCCCGCCAGGACGCCCGAGCGACGCCAGCAGCGCACAGCCGCGGCGTAGGCTGCCAGGCCCGACCATCAACACACATGGTGGGTCATAGGTGGGGCGATTGACGGATTCGACCTGGCAGAAAGGCATTAGCTGGTTCTGCGTCTTAACGGAGAAGGGTTGCCCGAGCGATCCCTCTAGCTGCGATGCGTAGAGGTAGCAGTCATCAGCACTGGTAGGGCGCAGTGCACCGGTGAAGTTGGCCAAGGAGTGGTCGAGAGCGAAAGCGACCAATCTGGCGGCCATGTTCTCGGCGTGGCGTCCATTTTTGAACGCGGTGACACGATCCTCGTGAGTGGAACCGAAAGAGTTGGATGCGTAGATCGAATGCCTCACTTGGTAGGCGAGCATCTTACGCTCGACCTTGGCAATAACGGACGCGGCATCGTAAACATCTACCTGGGTGAACCCAAGGTTAGGAGTTTTGGAGATGAAGGTGTACACAGGGTCTTTGGTATGCATATTGACCAGCAAGCCGGTGTCATCGGCGCGCAAAGCAGCTAGCATACCGTTGGGGCGGCGCCAAGAGGTGATGGTACCGCCGGTGGGGGCACGAGTCTCAAACAAGGGCTTCGGATACACATCAGGTGTGCCGAAGAAGTCATTGCCCAGAGTGGGCAGCGCATCCTTTGCTAGGGTCGTGTTGTCCGCGATCGCAGCGCCTTTAAGAAGGGAGCGAAGACGGATGGGCCCGGAAGAGGTGTTGAGAGTCAAGAATGTCATCTTTAATACAAGATCAAAAACTACATAGCCTGCACTGGTGATGCAAGCCCATGGACTATTTCTTCTATTTCAGGGTGGCGTATAGTCTCTGAACTGCTTCAACACAGCTGCGAATTTTACAACGCAAGAGCCACCTAAGCATTTTTTCAAAATGCTGCACCCACCGCGGGGGTTTTTACACTATAAAGGGCCGGCTGCGCCAGTGGCACAAGGAAACGTCATTCGCATGGGATCACTACCCCCGTGCATGTCAGTTCCCGATGTGCCACTAGTAAGCACACATGTGGGAAGCCTCACAAAGAGACTTCCCTAGCATGTGCTGCCATTTGCATCCCTAATAGCGGACCTAGTATGAACGCAGTGGTCAGTTCCAGTCAAACTTACTCATGTCGTGCCCCCCCTGTGGGACCCACTGCGTGCGGTTACAGTCCCGATGGACCAGCTTTTTGCATAAAGCTCAAAGAATTTTCAAAATAAAAATGAAGGAAAAACTATAGTTTCATCAACACTCACTCTTATCCGCTTCTTATTTCAAGGACATGCAGTTTTTGCATGTCCAATCATAAGAGTCACCTAGTGCTCACACTAGGTATCCCCATGATCGGGTTACAACTGGCCACGCATCTAACAGGTTCACTAACCTGTGCGCATCGCCAGCATAGACATGCCACTCACGCTCTAGGAATGTGGACCATTCTGACTTCACAGATGTCTGGGGCGCTATCCACGCATCCCAGGCTTCTGGTTTATTACCAGCAAGGTTCCGCAAACCACGTTCACGTGTTGCAGCCATTGCGCTGCCATCCAGACCTATGGTGTAGGAAGGATTCTCGCGCATGTAAGCCATCGCCAACCTGCGGGAACCAGCAAATAGGGTTCCAACAGCAAGTTCCTCGGCATGCAGGTCACGTCCTGCATTTCCGATGGCTCCGTTTTGCATGTTTTCCATCATGCCTGATGCGTCACTAATCGCAAGTGCAACGTCCTGAGAGTCCATGCCAAGCCGAAGTAGCTCAGCAGCCTCACCTCCGCGTGCGACAGGTCGTGCCTTCTCCGTGTTGATAAGGCGCAATCTGCCAGCACTGAGGTTCTCCAAGGATATGCTGGGTCGCTCAGCGATACTTGTGAACTCAGCGGTGTAGTGCGGGTGGTAAGCAGCTATCTCCCGTGCCACACGCAGGGCAAGCTTCGCCGCACTTCGTTTTGCAAGTGCTGGAGGTACATCAACAATCTGTTTTTCTTCATCAAGTCGCCCCTGCCCAGCGGCGCGCAGGCGTGGCCAGGAAGCAAGGCGCTGTCCCAAGCCACCGCTCTCAATAGGTAAGAAAGCAACTCGCCAGTCACCTCGCCTGCCCTTAGCCATCTGCGCATTTGATGTGGCCCAGTATCCGAGCAATGTGCCCACGTCAGAGAGCCGCATCTGCGTACCACCCGGCGTGCGCCTATGCATTTGGTTGATTGCATCAATGAGGCCAGCAACAGCCTGCCCGCCAGTGTTAGCGGCACCAGATTGCGTGTCCTTACCGACAAACGAGCCGACGGCACGCATTGCGGATGCAGCCTCACCGCCGCTCTGAGTGTACAGTATGCGCAAGAACTCCATCCAGTTCCCACATTCACAGGCAAACTCCTGCTTGCTCGGCTGCCCCTGCTTACCAATTGTGTCAAGCCCCGCCTGGACGAGTGGGCCAGCTAGTATTTGGTCGTAGACTTCGACACTGTCATCACCAGTGTGCAGTGCGGCCATCGCAAGCCATCCAAGTTTTTCCTCAACATGGCGCCGCGCAACACGCCCACATATAACATTGAGCACAGTGTTGATGAGCATGGTGTGCCGCCAGCCCGACATCAGCCCATGCTCCCACTTGTACTTCACACCGTCGGCTATGACACCGTAGTCGTCAAGGGCGCTAGCGATCCAGAGCGCGGAGAAAGCAGCACGGCTCATGCCAGCAGCAGCGTACCTGCGTCGCATGCCAAAGTAGAAGGCTTGCATCTCCGTTTTCCTGTGCACGATGTTGAAATTGGCATAGTCGCGGCATGCAACATAGCCGTTTTTGGC